AATTGTTCGTGAAACATTGGAAGATCTAGCTGCACAAGCGGCATGAAGGATGCTTCTGCAATTTTAAATAAAGCTTTTTTAGCTTTTAAACCACCTGAACAATTAAGTCTTAGTGAATGGGCTGATCGTCACGCTGTTTTGAGTTTGGAAAGCTCTAGTGATGGTGGTAGATGGAAATCCCTGCCATACCAACGGTCTATGATGGATGCCATGACTGATCCTGATATTGAGCAGGTGACTGTTATGAAGAGTGCGAGGGTTGGATATACAAAAATGTTGAATCATTTAATTTCCTACCATATTCATCAAGATCCTTGTCCGATGATGTTGGTACAACCGACATTAGATGACTGTAACGGCTACTCAAAGGAGGAAATAGCACCGCTTCTGAGGGATACAAAAGTTTTAAGGGGTTTAGTTAGTGATCCAAAAGCTAAAGATGGAAGTAATACTATTTTGAGTAAACAGTTTCCTGGCGGGACACTTGGATTAGTAGGAGCTAATTCAGCTAGAGGTTTTAGAAGGGTGTCAAGAAGGGTGGTCATGTTTGACGAAACAGACGGATACCCAGAAAGCACTTCTGAAGGTGATCAGATTAAGCTAGGAATTAAGAGAACTGATTACTACTGGAATAGAAAGATAGTTGCTGGTTCTACTCCGACTGATAAAGACTTTTCACGAATAGAAAAACTTTGGGAGAAGTCTGATCAAAGGTATTACTACTGCCCATGCCCAGACTGCGGTCACATGCAAGTCCTGAAGTTTGAAAACTTTAGATGGCAAGACAACGACCCAGAAACTACTAGATATGCTTGTGAAAATTGTGGTGTGTTAATTCCTGATAGTAAGAAACGGTGGATGGTAGAACGTGGTGAATGGAGACAAACAGCAGAAGGGAATGGTCGTCATGCAGGGTTTCATATCTGGGCTGCTTATAGTTATTCACCTAATGCGTCATGGCCTCAACTTGTAGAAGAATGGTTGGATTGTCAGGGTGATATTGAACAAATCAAAACGTTTAAAAATACAATTCAAGGTGAATTATTTGATGACGAGTTTGAAAGGAAAGTAGGAGCGAGTGCGTTAATGGAGCGAGCTTCAAAAGCAACTTATAAACGTGGTGTACCGCCTAGTGATGTTGTCTTACTGGTATGCGGATGTGACTGCCAGGATGATCGCTTGAGTTTGTCGGTCTGGGGAGCCTCTCCACCAAAGGAGTCTGATAAGAATGATCGACCCGAACAGCTTTATTTAATTGACCGTCAAGTGCTTTATGGGAATCCTGGTCGTCAAGACGTATGGGATCAATTAGATGAGGTCATAACAACTCCTTATGTCAATGAAGATGGGAATGAAATCAAGATTGAAGCAACTGCTATTGACTCTGGAGGGCATTTCACTGAGGAGGTCTACCGCTTCTGTAAAAATCGTTTCGCTTTAGGTGTTGTTCCTATTAAGGGTGTTGATAAATTAAAAGGCGATGTGATGATCGGTAAGCCAAATAAAGTTGAATATGGATCTAAGGGAAATGCTTTAAAAACAAGTATTAAGTTATATAGCATCGGTGTTAATAAAGTAAAAACCTATCTTTATCGACGCTTGAGGGACGCTGAAATTGATGATGGATTCCTCCATTTTTATCCAACAATTACAGAAGATTACTTTGAAGAATTAACGGCTGAGAAGGAAATTAGGAAATATAAAGCTGGCAGAATCTATGACCGAGTATGGACTTTAAAATCTGGTAGACGTAATGAGGCTTGGGATGAGCTTATTTATGCCTATTCGTGCTTATTGAGGCTCTATCAAGTCTTCCCAGTCTATAAAAGACGCTTAATGTGGGATAAATACGCTAAAAGACTCTTAAATAACGACGATAAAACGACTAAAAAAGGAGTATCATCTAAAAATACCGCTAACAAGCGGTCATATATCAACTCTTGGTAGTTATTAAACGTGCCTATTCCGAGTCTATTTCGAGCTGGTGATACTGTTCGTTGGAGAGATCCAGCAGGTGTTAACTGGCTTAACGAAAGTGTTACTAACACTGATTATACAGCTAAATACTATCTAAGAGCTAATGCTTCTGGAGAAGCTAAGGAAATCATTGGTACTGCTTATGGTACTGGTTGGGAATACGTCATAACGGCTGCATCAACGTCAACTATGGATGCGACTGATTGGTGGTTCCAGTGTCGTGCGACAAAATCAGGTGATGAAGTAACTCTTTATGAAGGGAAGATAGAAGTTAAGGCGCAACTTACATATACAGGCACACCAGGGGCTTACGACGGAAGAACAACTGCTGAAGTTGATCTCGATTCTGTTAAAGAGGCAATAAGAGCGATCATTACAAACAAAGCAAGTGAATACACCATTGGAGATCGAACTTTTAAGTATGCAGATCTATCTGAATTAAGACGGCGTGAATCTCAGTTAAAAGCTGAAGTTGTTAGAGAACGCAAAGCAAACATGATCGCTAATGGTTTGGGTGATCCACATAACTTATTCGTGAGGTTCTAATGGGTATCGTTAACGCATGGAAAGGTCTTTGGTCTTCTGGCAAGCCTGAGACAGCAGAAACAACAATCACAACTGTTGTTCCTAAACGTCGTATTTTTCAAGGCGCACAACAAGGTCGTTTAACTTCTAACTGGGTTGCTAGTGCTGCATCTCCTGATGCTGAATTAAAAGGTGCGATTAAGTTATTACGTCAAAGGTCAAGAGATCTTGTTCGTAATAATCCACATGCGAAAAATGCTATTAGAAGTATTTGTTCAAATGTCATTGGCCCGAATGGAATTAAGTTGCAATCTCAAATTCGTAAGCAAAGAGGCGGCAAGTTAGATCAGCGTATTAATGAAAATATTGAGATGGCTTGGCGTGAATGGGGTCGTTATGACTCTTGCCATACAGCAGGGAAACTATGTTTTAAAGATATAGAACGATTGTGTTGTAAGAGCCTTGCGGAGTCTGGAGAAGTATTTATAAGAATGGTCAAGATACCCTTTGGTCGTTCAACTATTCCTTTCGCTTTAGAAATTTTAGAAAGCGATATGTTGGATGATGATTATTCAGGGCCAAGTACGAATAAAGAAAATACTTGGCGAATGGGAATAGAACTTGACCGTTGGCATAGACCTGTTACTTATGCGTTTTTAACAAAGCACCCAGGAGACACACCTTTTCCAATTCAAGAAGGAGCTAAACGTCACATTCTGTTACCTGCTGATGAAATTATTCATCTTCATCTAACAGAAAGACCTGACCAAAATCGTGGAATACCATGGTTAGCTACTGCCATTAAGTCGTTACATCATCTCGACGGATTTGCTGAAGCAAGCGTAATTCGAGCTCGTGCAAGCTCGGCGCTAATGGCGTTCGTGAGTTCACCAGAGGGGGAGTTAGACCAAGGTGGTGAAGTTTATGACGGTGATCGTGTAACAGAATTTCAGCCAGGTCTCTTTCATTACCTCGAAGCGGGCCAGACCGTACAAATACCAGACATGGATGCACCGCATGGAGAATTTGAGCCATTTATGAGAGCTATGTTGCGTTCTATGGCTGCTGGTATTGGTCTTAGTTATGAAAGTTTAAGTCGTGATTATTCAACCAGTAACTACAGTTCTAGCCGTTTAGCATTGATAGAAGATAGAGCGCAATATCGCTCTTTACAAAACTACTTTGTTGAAGTTTTTCATTCAAGAGTGTTTGAAAACTGGTTAGAAATGGCTGTTTTATCAGGAACACTTTCGTTACCAACTTATGACATAGAACCTGAAAGATATAGGCGTGTTCGCTGGACACCTAGATCATGGGACTGGATTGACCCAATCAAAGAAGTTCAGGCTGCAAAGGAAGCTGTGAAGGCAGGTTTCAAGACTCAAGCACAGGTCATTGCAGAGCAAGGTGGAGACTTAGAAGAATTATTAACAGCTCGTAAAAGTGAAGTAGAACAGGCCGATCAATTAGGTCTAGTTTTTGATACCGATCCCAATGTTGGTGTTTCTGGACAAATACCTACTAAAGTAGTAAAGAATAACAACTCTGAATCAAATGGAGGAGAAACGTGATTTAGAGGGTAAAACTTTATTGCGTGATTTTTCTGGGTTACTTGAATCAAGAAACCTAAATGAAGAAGAACGAACAATAGAGTTTCCCTTTAGCTCAGAAACCCCAGTAGATAGAGGCTATTTAGGCAAAGAAATCTTAGATCACCGAGAGGGATCAATAGATTTTAGTCGTCTAAATGCTGCTGCTCCCTTACTTTTCAACCATTCGCCTGACGCTGTTTTAGGTGTAGTGGAAAGAGGATATTTGGATAAAACCAAAAAAAGAGGAATGGCAGTTGTTCGCTTTGCTAAAAATGCAGCAGGTGAAGAAGCCTTAAATCTGGTCAAAGATGGCATTTATCGAAACGTCTCCTTTGGATACAGTGTTAACGAAACTGAGGAAATGGGAGACGGAGCCTACAGGGTGACTAGCTTCACGCCTGCCGAGGTTAGCTTGGTAAGTGTGCCAGCGGATTATTCCGTAGGTGTTTCAAGGGCCAAAAGCGAAGGTCTTAGCGACAATTCCGTTACTGTTGCCCAAGAACAACCTATTATTAAAGACAACGAGAGAGCTACGGCTCCTCTGGAAGCGGCAACAGTCGCAAGTACACCTCCATCTCATTCACAGATGACTGAAAATCTTGATTTAGATATGGTGCGTTCTAAGGCCGCTTCTGAGGCCCAAAAAGAAGAGCGCAGCCGTATTGCAAGCATCACTTCTCTATGCAGAAAGCATGGTTTTGATGAGCTTGGCACTCAGCTAGTAGAGAACGGAACTTCTCTTGATGAAGCTAGAGCAGCCGTATTAGACACAATTGGTAAGAAGCCAGTTGAAACTGTTTCTCCTGTTGAACTAAGCAAGCGTGAAGAAGCTGATTACAGCATCACTGCTGGTATTCGTGCAGCTTTAACTGGTGACTGGTCATCTAGGGATGCTGGTTTCGTTAGAGAACTAAGCCAAGAAGTTGAAGCTTCTGGTGTTAAGAGAACAACAGAAAAAAGTTTCCTTGTTCCTTATGCTGCACTACAAAAAAGAGCGACGTATGTCACCAGTGGTGCTACAACTGGAGGCAACCTTGTTGAAACAGAGCTAAAGGCTGACGATTTTATCGAAAGCTTGAAAAATAACACTCTGATGATTGGCTTAGGGGTTGGAACATTACCTGGATTAGTAGGTGATGTCGCAATTCCTAGACGTTCAGGAAATTCAACTGGTTATTGGTTGGCGAATGAGACAACGGCTATAACTCAGTCAGAGAGTACATTTGATCAAATTTCATTATCTCCAAAAAATTATGGAGTTTTGAGCAAGTACTCTAGACAGACTCTTTTACAAGCAACTCCTGGGATAGAAGAACTTGTGAGACGTGACCTGTCTTCGACTGTGATGATCGGCGTTGACCTTGCAATTCTTAATGGTTCTGGCTCTTCAGGTCAGCCAACAGGAATTATGCAAACTTCTGGTATCGGTTCTGTTGCTGGTGGTACTAACGGTGCTGCTATCACCCTTGAGAACATGATCAACCTAGAAGAAGAGGTTCTAGTTGATAACGCTGGTGGTGACAACATGGCTTATGTCACCAACGCAAAAGTGCTTTCTGCATTGAAACAGCTACGTGCTGGTGGATCTACTGCTGGAAACGGCTCCTTCCTATGGAATACAGATCTATCTGGTATTGGTCGTGGTGCTACTCCTGGCACTGTTAACGGCTATAGAGTCGGAGTAACAAATCAAGTTCCATCAAACCTTACTAAAGGTTCTACAAGTGGTTCTTGTTCTGCTGTTGTCTTTGGTGATTACTCACAAGCTTTAGTTGGCTTCTGGGGCAACGGAATGGAATTGGCTGTATCTGATTCAGACGGTTCTGACTTCACTAAGGCACTTACTTCCGTAAGAGCGATTACTACGTTAGACGTAGCGGTTCGTCAAGCCAGCGCATTTGCTGCAATTTTAGACGTAACTACATAGTTATAATGGGGGCTTTTGCCCCCTTTTCTTTATACTTTTTACTTATGAAAGTATTACTTACTCGCAATACTGCTGTTAAAGGTCAGCACTTAGGAGCTGGTGAAGTACATGACGTTACTAACGCTGATGCTGCTTATTTGATTCGTCAAAATAAAGCTGTTAAAGCTACTGAGGCTGATGAAGCTCCAGCTTGTCCACCAAAACCAAAAGCAAAGAAACCTAAAGCTATAGAAAGCAATGGCTCTGAGTGATGACAATTCAGTATTTGTAGGTGGCGAATTTGGTGTTAGTTGCACCTCTGGAGGCACTACGGCAAATGGTGTTTTATCTCAGCCAAGTGAAGTTTTAATGGATGGAATGGTTTTATTTAGTGATTACACATTGTTGGCAAAAGCAAGTGATTTTGGAAGTTTGATTGCTGGTAATTCAATTACGGTAGACGGAACTGCATACACCGTTAGAGAGGCAAGGTTATCTGTTGATGCTCAATTAGTAACTATTGGGATACAGAAAACATGACGACTAAAAGAGAACAAATTTTAGATCAAATCAAATCAGTATTAACTTCTACTGCTGGTGTCTCTAGCCGTGTCTATCGCTCAAGGGTAGTTCCACTCAGTAGAGGGGAGTCACCTGCCCTTGTTATAGAGCCAGTTTCAGATAGTTCTCAAGCGAATTTAAGTTTACCTAAGCTTGATTGGTCATTAAATGTTCGTGTCGCTGTAATCGTTAGAGGTGATGTTCCAGACGAGGTAGCAGATCCAATTGTTGAATCTTTACATAGCAAAATTACTGCTGATTTAACCCTTGGTGGTTATGCGATTGATGTTCAATCTGTAGGTGTAGATTTCGCTTTAATGGATGCTGATCAACCAGCAGGTGTTATTAGCTGTAACTATTTAGTGAGATATAGAACTGAAATGAATGACTTAACTACATAAAGTCGCCT